ATGAGCCTCAGGTTCGCCTTCTATGGCCGAGTGAGTACCGAGGACGCCCAAGATCCGGAGGCGAGCCGCAGCTGGCAGAAACGTCGTGCCATCGATCTGATCAGTCCGCATGGCGGCGTCCTCGCCGCCGACTACTTCGATATAGGCCAGAGCCGGTCGCTTCCCTGGAAACGCAGGCCGGAGGCTTCACGTCTGCTCGCAGATGTCACTTCTCGTGGCCGTGGCTTCGATGCCGTCGTGATCGGGGAACCTGCTCGCGCGTTCTACGGACCGCAATTTGCGCTCACCTTCCCGGTGCTCACGCACTACGGGGTCGGCCTATGGGTGCCTGAAGTTGGCGGAGCGGTTGATCCCGGATCCGAGGCACACGACCTCGTGATGACGCTCTTTGGCGGAATGAGCAAGGGAGAACGTGCGCGAATCCAGATGCGCGTGCGTACCGCGATGTCGGCACTCGCGCAGGACACAACCAGATACCTCGGCGGTCGCCCACCGTACGGTTATCAACTCGTCGATGCCGGCCCGCACCCAAACCCCGCCAAGGCAAGTCTTGGGCAGCGTCTTCACCGCCTGGAGCCTGACCCCGAGACCGCCCCGACCGTCGAGCGGATCTATCGCATGTATGCCGATGGTGCTGGCTTGCGCTTCATCGCACAGCAGCTCACCGACGATGGAGTGCCATCACCGAGCCAATACGACCCGGCACGGAACCGGCATCGTGACCCACGTGGATGGTCCCATTCGGCGATCCGCGCCATTCTCGACAACCCTGCGTACCGCGGTATCCGTGTCTGGGGCAAGCAGGAGAAGTATGAGGTCCTTTTGAACCCCGATGATGTCGCCGCGGGATATGAGACTCGCATGCGGTGGCGCGATCGGGCCGACTGGATCGCACCCGATCGACGCACGCACGAAGAGCTGATCCCTGATGAGCTGGCGCAGGCTGTTCGTCTCCGGATGCAGGCGCGGCGTGGTCCCGGTCGCGTGTGCAGCAGAGAATCGACAGTGCCGTATGCGCTGCGTGGGCTGCTGTTCTGCGCCGCATGTGGACGGCGAATGCAGGGCGCCGCCCGGCCGGGGAAGCAAACAACGCGGATCCTCTACCGTTGTGAGTTCGGCAAGTCACGTTCTGTACCTGTGGACCTGAGTGATCATCCGCGCACCGTCTATCTCCGCGAAGACGCAGTGACAGCGCGACTCGACGAATGGATCGCCACTCTGGCCGATCCAGAAGACCTCGCACGCGGGCAAGACGTGGACCCGGCGGCCGGACCTGGCTACGCCGCCTTGCAGCGCCAGCTGAGCGAGGCGAATGCCAAAGTGGCTGCCTTGATCACCGCCGTGGAGTCTGGCGTGGCCGTTGAGGATCTAACTGCTGCGTTGCGTCAACGTACCGCCGAGCGCGACGAGCTGAGGGCACGCGTTGAGCGAGTGGAGCGGCCCCGCGCCATGTGTGCCGCCGAGATCAGTGAGTTAGTTAAGGAGTTAGGCGGACTGTCGGTCATCCTCGGCGCGGCAACCGGAGCTGAGCGCGCCGAGGTGTACGCAAGCTTGGGCCTGCGTCTCGACTACGACCCGCATCTTCGGCGAGTCACGGCGACTGCCGACCTGAGTCGTGTCGCCGGATGTGTCCGAGGGGGGACTTGAACCCTCACAGAGCTACCTGGTCAGGCCCCTGAAACTGTATCTAGCTGCGAAAACACCTAACTCTAGGTCACTCCAGCTATCGGCGATTCAGACAAGTTTGTGTCCAAAGCGTGTCCACGGAGGGCGGCGGCCCAGCCGCGCTGAGGAGGTCGCGGGTGGGCCACCAGGTCTAGGAAAGAATGCTCTTGGTGATGAGTTCGTAGTGGTGTAGGCGACCACGGAGCATGTGCCGTTCTACGGTGCCGTCGACGTACAGCCCGGTCGACGGGTTGTTCGGGTCGATGACGAAGGCGTCCCATTCGATGCGTAGCGCGGTGCCGATGAGCGGTGGGATATCGACTTGCGGGGCGAGCAGCATGCGGTAGCGGGAGGTGACGATGTCGCGGCTGGCGGACAGAACGTGATCGGTGTCGAGGGCGAATACCTCGGCGGGCACGGTTTCCTCGACGTGGTCGAAGATTTCGAAGCCGTTGTGGTCGTATTGGGGCGGGTCGAACGGCGCGTCCATTACGAGCTTTACCGAGTCGTGGAAGATCACAGCGCCCGCTTGCGGTAGCGGTTGAGGACGAACAGCTCGGCCAGGTTGAAGCCGCGGAATCCGCCTCGGATCTCGGTCGAGCCGACCTTGGTGTCGACTTGTTCGGGGTTGGCGACCATGCGAGCCGAGGCGGTGGTGATCACCGCGGCCAGTTCGGTGTTGGGTTCGTCGGCGTCGAAGCCGCGTCCGCGGGTGTAGGCGCGCACCATTGCGGTGATGACGGGCACGGTCTCCTCGGCCAGGGCCACGAGTGTGGTGTCGGTGCCCTGGCCGAGGAAGTCGGCGACGTCTTGCCCGGTCGGCATTTAGGCCTCGGTGAGGAGGGTGACGGCCTCGGGCTGCAGCAGTGCGGTGTCCCAGCGGCTTACGACGCGGATGCCGATGGAGTCGTAGTCGCCCCAGGTCTGGTCGAGGATCTTCACTTCGGCGTTGACGTCGCGGACGACGACGACCTTGGACATGTCGACCAGGGCGACGCGGGCCTTGCCCGGTGCGGTTCCCGTGTTGGGGATGTTGTCGGTGATCACGACCGGCAGGCCGAACAAGCGCAGCGACGTGCCGTCCTGAATCGTGGTCGGGTCGATGAGATATTGCGCCGAATCCGTTGCGGTCTTCAATTTCCTAACCGCGGAGAAGCTCGCCGAGGTCATCACCCAATGCGTCGGCACGACCTTGTTGCCCATCGCTGTGGCCCATCCGTCGATCAGGGAGTCGGCGTCGGTGAGGTCGAGGGTGCCGGTGGCGATGCCGGTTTGGCGCAGGACGCCTTTGATGGTGTTCGACGTGCCGGTGCCGTCCCACAGGGCCGCGTCTAGGGCGTGGGCCACGTCGGTGACGAGGCGTTGACGAAGTACCGATTCGAGCCCGACCACCGATGTGCGGATCAGCTCGTTGGACAGCTTCACCAACACCTTCAAACCCTTGAGGGTGGAGGGCAGCAGGGTCACTTCGTCGAACGCGACGTCGCCGTCGCTGATCTGGGCACCTTCGGCGACGAAGCCGGCGGTGACGCCGTTGGCGATGCGCGGGATGCGAACGGGGCTCGACGAGTCGAGGACTCGGGGGCCGGCAGCGAGGAACGTCGACTCTTGTTCGAGGGGCTGTACGAGCAGGTTGGCGACCTGCGACTGAATGAGTGTGGAATTGTCGGAGGTGACTTCGATGGCCACGGTGAACCGTCCTTAAGGCATGTGTCGATTGGGAGGGGTTCGACACGTCGCCAGGACGTCAATCGCGGGGGGCGCCAGGCCCGATATGTTGAGTTTACCCGACTCAGGTGCGTTCTTTCAGCATCTGTAGCAGGCTGAACGGCTCGGCGCTGGTGCCGCGGCGGCCTTGCCCGATGTCGCCGACCGGCTTGCGCGACGCGAGATGTGGTTTGGCGGCGAGTAGTTCGTCGACGGCGGCCGCGAGTGCGTCGGGATCGTCGAGATGCTCGGGGTTGAACTCGAGGTCGCTAGGGTCGGCGAGTCGCCCAGTGGCCCGCACCAATTCGGTGTGCAGCCGTTTGGCGTAGGCGTCGGCTTGCTGGGCGCGTTGCCGATACTTGCCGTTCTCCTGCCGCAGCTTCTCGACGACTTCCCGTGGGAACGACTCAGGTTCGTCAGGGTGGGAATCGGGATCAGACTCTTCGGTGGTCGGCTCCGCTGCTTCGGTCTCCTGGTCTTCCGGAGTGGGCAGATCTGCCCACTGCGGGTCGTCGGTATTGGTTTCGTCGGTCATGGTGTCTCCTTGAATAGTGGCGGTCGTAGGGTTATGGCGGCGTCGGCGAGCTGGTTGGCGAGGTTGACGGCCTCGGGGAACGTCATGCAGTAAGTCAGTCCTCCGAGCCGCATGCGGACGGGCCGCGCCGTACCGGGTGCGGTGGCGACTGTGGCGTCGAGGTCGCGGACGCTAAGCCGCATCGTCAACAACCCTCGGCGCGGTGCGGATTTTGTTGATTTCGTCGTCGCTGTAGCCGAGCTTGCCGAGCGCGTAGTGCGCGGGCAGCAGACCGGCCTGGTAGAGCTTGACGACGGCGTCGGCCTCTTGAGCGACGGAGCGGGTGGCGGCGTCGGCCCAGTGGACGCGGATACCGTCAATCATGTTGGGGTCGCGGCCATCGCGCACGGCGATCATCAGCCGTGCTACCTGTTCCCAGGCGCGTCCGAAGCTGGCCTGTCGGGCTTCGGCGCGTGCCGTCAGGCTGGCCTCAGCCGCCCTTAGGGCATCAGCCGATGCCGGGTTGTCCGTGAAGACACCGACATAATGCGCGGGAAGCGTTGACACGGCCATGATCTGGCCCAGGATCACCCGAACGCTGGCTTCGTACCCGGCGAGGTCGGCGGCCTGCAATTGCCCGAACTTCGCTTGGTCGTTCTCTGAGATCATCGCCCGGTGACCCTCGGGGATCGGGTTGGTCTCCTCCATGACCGGCTGGCCGTCGTCGTCGAGGACCGGGTCGCCGTTGTCGTCGACGACGGGTTCTTCCGTCAGCTCGATCCCAGTCGCCCAGCGGCGCGGCCGGCCGACGTATTCGGAGGTGACCATCATGTCGGCCAACGACTTATTCAGGGCGTCGACCAACGGTTTGAGGTCGTCAATCTCCGAGCTACCCCAATCGCCGATGATTCGGTCGGTGTTGCGCAGGTTCACAATCGGTGGCACACCCAACGGGTTGGCGACCTCGTCGACCACATTGAAGCCTTGGGCGGTGACCGCGCCGAGTTGCTGTGAGCGCAGCCGGACGATCCGGTCGGGCAGGTACAGGACGGCTTCGGTTGTCTTGCCGGTGAGGTCTTCCCACCGTTTGATTCCGGCGACGATCTGGCGGGTGCCGGGGTCGGTGAGTACGGCGACTTGTTTCGCTGATTCGACGGTGACGTTGGGGCGGCCGAACCGATCCGCCCAGATGATGACGTAGGAGTCGCCGAGCAGCAGGGCTTCGCGGTGCGCGACACCCGACGTCTGGTCGAGGTCGTTGCGTATCCAGTCGGTCCACAATTCGGCGTCCCCGGAGAATCCGGTGATGCGTAGTCGTTCAGCCAGCGCGGTCACCGCCAGGCGGGGGATGTTGCTCGACATGATGCCGAACCTGTTGCCCAGCGCGATCTTCGCCTCCGGGCTGAGGAAGGCCAGCGGTTGTATGCCGGTGTAGTAGCGGTCGAGGTCGCTGTAGCGGGCCAGCGGCTCGCCGAGGCGCTGCAACAATTGCAGCAAGATTTCTTCATGGGTCACGATGCAAAACTCCTTACTCGCTTACGGTTTCGTTGTTGGTGCCACGCCGCCCGGTCGAAGGCCACGATGGCGGCCACGGCGGCGTCGATCTTGCGCGGAGATCCGCGCTTGTCCTTTGAGACGAGATCGCCCTGCGGGGTCGGCTTCGCGACGCAGTGCGCGATGTGGGCGGCCATCCGCGGATCACCGTCATGGGTCACCGCATTGGTGACGACGGCTTGATAGAGGCGGTCAGTGGCCGGCGCCATCCTCGCGGCGTGGGCAGTGTTCCATTCGAGCACCCGCCGTTCACCGTGCCGCTTGGCCCAATCCTCGATCTCGCTGCGCCAACCCCACGGATCGCAGGCCAACTCGGCGACGTCGTACTTCGTGAACGCCACATCGACAGCGCGGGTCACTTCCTCACGCGGGACACGCCAGCGCGGGTCACCGGGGTTCTCCCACAACCCTTCAACCCACAAGTGACCGTCGAGGGTGCAACCGACCAGGGCCGTCGAGTCACCTGACGCCGAGCCGTCGAACGCCAACACGACACGCTCACGGGGGAACACGGTTCGCTCGGCGCGGCAGGCATCCCACGCTCCCCACGGCATCCAGCCCTCCACACCGGTCACCCACTGACCCAACCGAAGCTGACGAAACACCGGCTCCCGAAGCGTCCGTTGCGCGGCCTCCAAACCGTCCTCGGCCAGGAACGGGTCCTCGCACGCCAACGCAGGGTTGGCGATCCGCCACGCTTGACGGTCGTCGGCGGCACACCCGTCCGGGGCGGCGAACTCCCGCAGCGCGAACGCGGGATCATCACCGACGCGACCGTGTTCGACGAGCCGCCACATGACGCTGTCGGGTGAATTTGCCGGTGTCGAGATTGCCAACGTCAGCGACTCCGGGCGCTTGCCCGATACCGACGTCACGGCTTCCCACACGGCCTCGGTGACGACGTGCAACTCGTCGACGATCAGCAGCGAGGGGTCGAACCCGTGCAACGCGCCGGGCTCGGCGGGCAACGGTAATAGCACTGAATCGTTGTGCGGGACCACAATCCGATCGGCGTACACCTGCGCGCGCTCGGCCAGCTTCGGATTCAGTTCGATCATCCGCTTCGCCATCCGCAACGTGATATTCGCCTGCCGCTGATCCGACGCGACTACCAACACCTCAGCCGAGGCATCGCCGACGAACAACTCAGCCACCGACAACATCGCCGCCAACGCCGTCTTCCCGTTAGCACGGGGTACCGACACCAACCCGGTACGGACACCCGGCGCGAACACGGTCCGGACGGTCTCTACTTGGAAGTCGCGCAGGCGTACCGGCTTACCAGCCCCAACACCCTTCGGCACCTTCAAATAGTCGGCAATGAACGCCAAGCGTCGGCCCGCGCGGTCAGCAGGCAGCCCGGAGAAGCGCAGTGGCGCGGCCTTAACCGTTCCTTTGGGGCCGGCCTTCATGACAGGCTCCCAGCGTGGACAAGAAAGACAATCTCCGCAGAGCCATCGACGTAATGACGGCTTGGGCGACTGATAACCCGGACAGCATCGGGTTCTCCGGCGAACGGCTGCTTGAATACGTCGCTGAAGGCCCCGATGAAGATGGCGCTGACGGAGAGATGAAGCTGCTGTATGGCCTCATAAGTCTGGCTGGCGTGCTGTTGGGGAGAGTCGAAACTGCAACGGGTAAGTCCAAGCAGTGGCACCTGCAAGACATCGCCCGTAAGAGCCTCTAGGAATGCCTTCACGCCGCCCCCCGCGGTGTGAGACGCAAACTTGGCCTAGCCGGGGGTTGTTGAGAGGCCCTGGAGGGGGCCACTCGGGTGGGTCTGGCTGCGCCGCGCTTGACGTTGCACGGGCCGCACACGACCTCGGTGTCGATGCCGAGGCGGATGCGTAGGCCCTTGGCCTTGCGTTCCCACGCGCTGGGCAGGTGGTCGAGTTGCAGGTTCTCGGTGGCTCCGCAGTCGGTGCACCACGGCTGTAGGCGTCGGGCACGCTTGGACAGCTTGGCCCAGGCCGCGTCGTAGCCGCGTTCGGTGTTGGTGCCTTTGGCTTCGGTGGTGTGCTCGACGCATCGCGGTCCCTCAGCGGGTTCACCGCATGTAAGGCAGGGGCGCAGGGTCACTCGGCCTCCTCGGCGGTCACGGTGCAGAAGGCGCAGAGGTTGGTGCCGGGGAGTGGGAGGTCGCGGACGCACTCGCTGCAGAGTGGCGACAGTTGGTCGTCGGTCTGCTCGGTCATGTGGTTTCCTCGCGGGCTGCGAAGTCGAGGACGGACTGCTGGAGCGCAGACATTCCGACTGGTGTGAACACGACTGGTGTGACGGTGTAGTAGAGGTGCAGCAGGCCGAGGATGAGGGGCGTGACGGCGTTGTCGTCGCAGGCTTCGGTCAGGACGGCGTTGATGCCGTCGACGTTGTCGTTGCCGTAGTGGGCGACGAGGCGGCTGGCTCGTCGGCACTCGGTGTCTGCGGCGTCTTTGGCGAGAGCTAGGACGGTGTCGGAGAGGCAGGCCATGCCGAGGTCGGTGTGTAGCTGGGGGATGACGGAGTTAAAGAGGCCGAGGACAGACAGGATCATCTCGGTCACGCGGCCGTCGTCGCTGGCTTCTTTTAGGACGGCGTTGGTTCCGTCGTGGTTTCGGTTGCCGTAGTGGACGACGAGTGCGGTGGCGCGTCTGCAGTCGGTGGCGGCGAGGTTGGTCATGGGGTTCTCCTTGGGCGGGTTGGTCCAGTAGTCGTCGGCGACGAAGATGACGCGGCGGCGGGTCATGACGCTGCTTCCTGTTTGCTGCATGACAGGTGGGTGTCGCCTTGCCCGGCCATGACGGGCTTGCCGCAGACGATGCAACTGGGGTAGGCCGACGTGGGCCTGCCTTGGATGGTGCGGTGGCGCTGGCGGGGTGGCGGTGCCGGTGTCCGGTGTCGTTGCTGGGGCATGGATGCCGGCGTGGGCGGTCTGTGGCTGGTTTCGCCGGGGTTGTGCGTCACATCCGTCACAGCGTCACAGTTGGCTTGTTTGTCCAGTTCAGGGTGTGTGACGCTTCGAGAACGGTTATCCGTCACAGAAGCGTCACAGCCGTTTCCGCTGGTAATGCCCGGTCTCTCGTCGGCTTGTGACGCTGTGACGCTTGTGACGGTGGTAGGGCGCGGAACGTACCGTGCCCACGGGTCGGTGAGGTCGTCTCGGCGGTACCCCTTCGAGGTTGCTTCGGCGATGCGTACTGACCGGGACTTCACGCCGTAGGGCCGCAATAGGTTTGCTAGCCCGCGGTCGGTGAGCGGCTTGCCGTACCAGTCGGCCCACGGAGATTCGTCGAGCTTGTGTAGCCGGTCGAGTAGATCGGCGGTGAAGATGACCGGCTCGTCACTCCACAGGCTGTAGAGGTCGGCAAGTAGTCGCTCCCCGGCGCTGTCGGGGTCGTCGGCCTCACCGCCGGTCATCACCGTGCAGGCGGTACGGGCACGTTCAGGCCAGCAACCGCCCGCCAGGTCCGCGACCGCCACGAGGGGTTCCCAGGTGTCGGCTGCGCGGTCTTGTACGGGCATCGCGGGTTCTGCGGTGCGCAGCTTGTCGAGGTGCGGACGAATCCACGTTGCTAGCCGGTCTCGTAGCTCGTGCAGCGCCGGAATAGATCGGCGGCGGAACTGGTCTACCGTTTCACCGCTGGCGCGGCGGCGCATCGCTACGACGACGGCTCGGTCTTCGATGGTGTCTGGCATGTCGCCGATTCCGCCGATCACGGCCATGGCGAAGGTTGGGCATTCTTCGAGGCTTCGTGAGTTCATGTCCCAGCGCAGGTAGGGTGCGCCTCGGGAGTGGCCGGCGTTGATGAATCCACGAAGGTCCTCGGCGACACTGTCTTTGGTGGCTTTGCGTCCGCCGAAGACGGTGTCGGCCTCGTCGAGAATGATCGTGGGTGGATCGTCACTGCCGATGGATCGCACCAATGCCGCGGTGGAGCAATTGGCGGTGCGTAGGGGCCGGTGGCAGGTTTCGGTGATGATCTCTTGGAGCCGGGATTTACCGCACCGTTTCAGCGGTGACTTGATCACCAGCCGGGTTGCGTGTTCCCAGGCGGGTTGGGCATGAGTCGCGGCGATGTAGAGGGTGACCGCTACCGACGCGTGCTCGTCTGGGAACACGACGTAGCGGGTCAGCGTGTCGTGCAGGTCGTCGAGTATGCGCTGGGGAGCGGTGGTCGCCCACTGCTGGGCGACCACCTTCCCCCGCTGGACGTGTGCTTCAGTCAAGCTGCGACCTCCCAGAGTTCTGACAGCTTCACCGCGAGGCGTTGATCGTCGCCTCCTCGCCGCCACATCACCCGCATCGCATTGATATTCGGTGCGGGTGTGAGTCCGCAGTCGAGAAGGTGTTGTGCAGCGGCGCGATAGCCCTCGACGTATTGGTCGGTGACCTCATCACGTTGCGCGCATCGGCACGCCAGCGGATCTCGGTGCCCGCAAGGTGATGGCTCACATCTGTACGAGGCATCGCGTCGGCGTCGGAGTTGGATGGCGACGTGCTCGATCACTGGTCGCCCCCCCGGCAGTAGAAGTCCTGCACGCGGTCGGGTTGCAGCAAGAAGTCAGGTGCCAGCCGGTCGATCACATCACCGAGCGCGTTGTAGAGGACGACCGCTTCGTCGTAGCGCAAGACCGCGTCAGTGTCGTCGCTTCGCCAGCCGCCGTAGATGTGCAGGAAGATGCTTGGGCCGCTGTCGAGGTCGTCGTTGAGGCGTGCTCCAACGCCTACAGTTAGCAACTCTTCGCCGCAGGCGCTGTTCTGCGGTGGCCGGGACAGCGACGAGGCGGTGGCGGGGACGTACCTCGTCAGAGAGAGGTGTTCGGACTGCTGGGCTGGAGTCTCGTTCTGCTCGTTCACGCACCACGCGTATTGGCAGCCGTGGTTCTTCGGGTTGTCGGTTGGTCGTGACATAATGGTGGAACCTTTCTTCTTGATGGGTGATGAGTTGCAGCGGCTCCCGCTCGGTGTTGGCGCACCGAGGACCACGGGGGCCGTTGCGGTTTCGTGGGTGTGCATCAGGCCGCGTCACCGCCGATGCGATTGGCCGCCAGGAACGCGAGCACGTCGCTGCGCAGGTAGCGGATTCGGCGCCCGACGCGCGTGTAAGGCACACCACGGTTGAGGTAGCGATCCTGGGCCAATGACGCTTCAGTCGTCCCCAGGTATTCGGCTAACTGCTTTGCCGTGGCGACCTCTGGAAGCGACGCCGCGGTCATCTCCATAGGACCTCCATTTCTCTCCGGTAGACCTTCAACAGTTGAAGGTATGAGTTCAATTGTTATCACTCGACATGCCGGTGCGCAAGTGTTGCTTGCATGTCTTCATCTTTTGCAGGTACAACAAGCGCATGGCTGGGAAGAAGCTGGAGCTGGATCGCAGTGGTTGGGCTGTAGCTGCGAACGTCGCTCGGCAGCGTGGAGTCGCGGGACTGAATTACACGGAGCTGTCGGGCCGGCTGGCGGATTTAGGTCGAGACATCCCACCGCTTGCAGTGCGTCGCATCGAGGAGGGGCAGCGCCGCGTTGACGTCGACGACCTGATGGCGCTCGCAATGGCGTTGGACATCAGCCCCGTCGCGTTGTTGATGCCAGAGCTGGACAGCGCCCGTCAGGACGATCCGGTTGACATCACCGGTTCACCGGAAACGCTTGCTGCGCAGCAAGTCTGGGAATGGCTGACAGCACAAGCGCCACTGTTGACCAACTTGACGTTGTTATTCGTACAACGCTCTTGGCCTACCTGGGAACGCGATGCGTTTATTCAGCAGCTGATACCCAAGCGGAGGAAGATGCTCGGCGGTGCATACCGCAAGGTCGCCGATAAAGACATCCCCGATGACGTTCGCGAGATGCTAGGCAGGTCGAATGGCGACGATTAAGCGGTATCAGACCGCGACGGGGGAGCGGTGGGAGGTCCGGTATCGCCAGCCGAACGGAACCACCAGCCGCAAAAGGGGTTTCACAACGAAGCGTGACGCGTCGGCGTGGGCGTCGAAAGTCGAGACATCCAAGGCCGAAGGAACCTACGTCTCGCCGGCCCGCGGCCGGGTGACGGTCGGCGATCTGTCCGTTGGATGGTTGGCCCGACAGCAGCAGACACTCTCGCCGTCGTATTACCGGACCATCTCGTATGCCTACGGCAAGCACGTCGAATCCAAGTGGGCCGGGGTCCCGGTGAACAAGGTGGACAGCTTGGCTGTGAAGGCGTGGGCCGCGTCGATGACCCGTAACGGATCGAGCGCCACCGTGGTTAACCGTGCGGTCGGTATCTTGGCGGGCATCCTCGACGACGCGGTCGAGCACCGGGCCTTGGCGTTCAATCCGGCGCGCCGGTTCAAACGCGGCGAGAAGCCGAAGAAATCCCCGAAGCGCCACGTGTATCTCACTGAGGCCGATGTGTGTCGGTTGGCCGAGGAGTCCGGTCGTCACGCCGACCTGGTGCTGACTCTGGCGTTCACCGGGCTGCGGTGGGGTGAGGCGATCGCGCTGACTGTGGCTGACGTCGAGTTCCTGAAACGTCGTATCTCTGTGCATCGCAACGCTGTCCAGGTCGGTCAGGAGTTTGAGGTCGGGCAGACGAAGGGCAAGGAGAATCGGACGGTGCCGGTGGCGGCGTCGGTGTTGTCTCGGCTGGCGGTGCGGTGCGAGGGCCGCTCACCGTGCGATCTACTTTTCCCGGCGCGGAGCGGGGGGTATCTGAAGCGTCCGAGCTATGACTCGACGGGTTGGTTCAATCGGGCGGTTGAGCGGGCAGGCGTGCAGACGATTACGCCGCACGATCTGCGGCACACGTGCGCGAGTCTGGCGGTCAGTTCGGGCGCGAATGTTCTTGCGGTGTCGCGGATGCTCGGCCACAAAGATCCGAGCGTGACGTTGCGGATCTATGCCGACTTGTTCGACAGCGATCTTGATGCGGTGGCGGTCAATCTGGACGCGAAGATTTCGGGGAGTGTCCAAACCGTGTCCAAAGCACCTGTTGATCGTCGCCGTAAGCGCCGCATAACCGCTGTCTAG